TAAGTGATGTTATAGGCATATCTTATATCTCCCCTGTGTTCTTGACACGCAATGGTATGTAGATAAACTCAATAGCCTTGACTGGCTCAATCGCAATGTCAACATATAGTTCGTTACGATCGACCCTTGCCGGTGTATTGTTTGTTTCATCACAAACTACCGCGAAGTCGTATATTGCTCTTAGACCAACTAGTTCTAAAAGTAAACTTTCAACTGCCTGTTTAATTTCATCCCTAGTAATCTTGTCGTTTGGTTCAAAGATATACGGACGTGCAAGTTTATTAAGTTGACTGCGTAGGTACACAACCAAACGTGCAACGTTGATTCTGTCTAGCGCAGAAGCATTTCTTGCTCTAGTCTTCTGACCATAGTTGACCAATCCAACTCCATTAAAGAATGTTACTGGATTAATTTTTAGATCATACAACGTATCTCTCTGTCCTTCATTTAGAGCAACTGTTTGGAACTCACCAGTGTCAGCGTCAATGTATCCAACTGCTGTCGCATTTGATATACCACCACGTCTTGTACCTGCTGGTGCAAACCATGGGAACGATACTTGATCGCTAAGTGCAATAGTTCTCATCATCATGTGCGATGCTGGAACAACTGCGTTTGAACCACCTAGGTCAGTCGTAAATCCGTTTGGATAAAACGTTGCTAGGTATTCATCATAGGTTACTAAACCTTCGTCACCGTTGTCAGTAACAAGGTTAGCATTTGATCCCCAGTTAGTTAAAGTTGTGGCATCTGCTGCTAATCTTAGTGGTGTGTCACCAATAACAAATGCTGTTAAGCCTCTGTCAATGTTAAGATTAACTAGGTTGCTCATTAGTTCTGGATATCCAGGAGCAGCAATGATGTTGAAGTTTCTTCTTTCTTCATCACGTATCTGGCTGCCTGTGTCAACCGCGCTCTTCATTCTTTGAACAACAACCTTACGCTGTGCCTTTCTTCCGAATGAACCTGAACCGTCCTCGTTGTTACCTGATTCAGTCACCCAACGGTCAGTGGCATATCCATCCATCGCTTCGCTGTTGTTGAAGCGTGTGTTGTCTGCCGTAATATCAATGTAGTTGTTGGCATAACGCTTAACGTTACCTCCACTTCTACGTAGATTCCATAACAGCATGCCCTGTGGATACAGTGCAGGATCTGGAGCATCCGGATCTAGGAAGTCTACCTTCGCTAGGTCCTTGATAGTTGCTGCTGTGTTACCAGTAGCACCTGTTGATCCATATCTTGCGTCCGCAAACAGGATACCATCCTCTGAAGTTTGATCAGTCTTGTCAACCAATACCCATCTTTCTGAAGCTGGAGTACCGTCTAGATCCTCATCATACTTGTAAATTATTGGATAGTTTTCAATGTCTGCTGTTGAAATCCAAATATCACCATCCACTGTTGTGCCTGCAACGTATGGATTAGAAGCACTCACTATTGGAGTGTAACCAACCCTGTCGCTGACCGCTTCAGTGTATGGACTTGTTGCACTTCTGTATCCAACCCATGTGCTTCCATCATGGACCATGATGTCCACTTCTGAAAACTCTGGATTGTACCAAAGTTGTCCATCAGCTGGCTCTGCCTGTGGATTGTCCGAGCTTGCATAGAAGTCACTTGATGAAAGTGGCTGCCAATTTGAAGCAAGGTATCTATTTTCTGCAGTCGAATCATCAGCACCAGGTGCAAGTTGTGTTTGCCCTCCGCTTAGTGATGCATCTGATAAGTTGTAGAAGTTAGCAGTACCAGTCGCCGTGTCAATATTGTATGGTGTGAACAATGCTCCAATAGCATCTCTTCCCACATCACGAAGTCTAATTTCTCCACCTGTCTTGTGTGAAATTGTTACTTCATTGTTTGCAGTTACACCAGCCACAACGTTGGTAAAGCCAGCAGCATTAATTGCAGCTGCCATAGTGTTAGCGTCTGACGCACTGCCTGATGCTTGGAAAGTCACCTGTACAGCACTGTTAAGTGTTTCACTGCCCTGTACTGATTCAGCTATCTCAAATTGATAATCGTCGTTATCAAGTTGTGTTGATACAACAGTTGAAGTTATAGTTGTTGCTCCAACGTTTGCTCTTCTCCACACGCGGAATACCGCAGTTGCTGGTGAATCATCATAAGCACTGTGTTCAAAGGCATTCGTCTGCACGAACAGGCTGTTTGCGGCAATGTTAATTCCCGCTCCACTTCTGTCCAATGAGTAAATTGCACTGTGTCCGTTAGCGTATAATGGAGCATCAAATGAAACCCAACTGGTAGTTGCGTTATCCCATCTGCTTGCTCTCCATCTAGCACCATTGTTTGGTTCTGTGGTCTTGATCCATACTGAACCGGTTGGTCTTGCATTAGACTCTCCCTGCAAACCTTTCCACTGTGGA